AATGATAAAGAGGCACCCTCCGGGGTGCTTTTCTCATGCAAAAATATGGATACATAGCTTAGTTGGTGAGAGCATCCGGCTCATAACCGGGCGGTCGCAGGTTCAAGTCCTGCTGTATCCAGTAATAAAAAATAGATGGATTGGAAGGTGGTGAAGTGGCAGGTTATGAAAACATAAAAGATAAAGGATTTGACAATCGAACCACGGGGGAACTACGGGAGATTGCAATAAGAGGCGGTAAAGCAAGTGGAGAAGCAAGGCGAAGGAAAGCAGACTTCCGGAAAACATTAAATATGCTGCTTACCGCAGAAATAGACAACGAAGAATATAAGCCGATTCTAGAGGCGCTTGGTGTTGAGTGTACTTTAGAATCGGCTTTAAATATGGCAATGATAAAAGAGGGGCTTGCTGGGAATGTGAAAGCGTATGAAGCTATTGCTAAGTATGCAGGACAAAGCAATCAGACGGAAAGAGACGATGAAGAGCAACGGATCCGAACAGAACGTGCGAAGAGAGCCCGTGATCTTGAAGTTGGAAACGATGATAGCAATGATGAGAATATACAGAACTTCTTGAAAGCGATGCGACCTGCGCAGGAGGATTTGGAAGAACTGTTTGACAATGTAGGAGATGGTGAGAATGAAAGCGAAGAGAAGGCCGAATAAGTTTAAGTTCAAACCATTTTCAAAGCAACAGCAAAGACTTATTCATTGGTGGAGGCCTGGGCTTGTATCTTCTGAGAACGACTTTGTGATTGCAGATGGATCCATTCGATCAGGGAAAACGATAGCCTGTATCATTGGCTTTCTTACATGGTCGCAAGAGATGTTCGAGGGAGAATCATTTATCCTTGCAGGGAAGACGATGGGCGCATTAAAGAAGAATGTGGTCAGGCCTATGTTGCAGATACTGGAAGCATGGGGCTGGTCTTACACCTATATCCGTTCTGGAACCGATGCGAGGATAGAGATCGGCAGTAATGTGTATTACTTATATGGAGCCAATACCGAAGCTGCACAGGATGCATTGCAGGGCTTGACGGCTGCCGGAGCATATCTTGATGAAGCAGCTCTTTTCCCAAGAAGTTTCATTGACCAGGCTATTGGTCGATGTTCTGTAGATGGATGGAAGGTCTGGATGAACTGTAACCCAGAAGGACCTCATGCTTACATCAAAGAGGAATTCATAGACAAGGCAACAGAGAAGCGTGTTTACAGATTGCACTTTGTGATGGACGATAACCTGACATTATCCGTTGATCGAAAGGAAGCATATCGCAGAGCGTGGAGTCCAGGAAGTGTATTCTACAAGCGCTTTATTCTGGGATTGTGGGTTGCTGCGGATGGACTGATTTATCAGCAATTTGCGGATAATGTGAAACAATATCTTGTGGATCCGAAATGGCTGGAAGAAAACGAGATTATATATGCGACAATCGGAGTCGATTTCGGTGGAACGAAGTCGGCTCATTCTTTTACCCTTACGGGATTTACGAGAGGGTATAAACAGGTGGTTGTACTGGATGAGTATTATTGCAAGAAGCGGATTAATCCGAAACGGCTTCAGGATGATTTCATAGATTTTGTAAGGCGCGCTCAAAGCAAATATAAAGTATACGAAACTTACTGTGATAGCGCTGAGCAGACACTTATTGCCGGATTGGAAATGGCGTGTGTACAGGCACGTGTCGGTATTGAGATTAAGAACGCAATCAAGGGTTCTATCAATGACCGAATCGCATTTTACAACAGCCTGATTGCACAGAACAGGTGGAAAATAATGAGTCACTGCAAGCACATCATAGAAGCCTTTGAGAACGCTTGTTACGACGATAAAAAGAAGAACATGGATGTCCGACTGGATGATGGACTAATGAACGTGGACAGCTTGGACAGCACGGAGTATAGCACTGAAAGTGTACAGGGCGACATCTTGTACATTGCAGCATAGGAGAGAGATTGATGAATGAGATAAGAGAGTGGTTGGTTGAAAATAAATATAATACAGCTACGGACGAGACCTATAGCCATATCCTTGAGTGGTTAGAGTGGTATCAAAATGATGTGGAAAAGTTCCACAAGTACAAAGTATTCAATGGTGTCGTTACCAAAGAAGAAGAGCGGTATAAGCTCGGAATGGCCAAGAAAGTATGTGAAGATTGGGCGAATCTGCTATTAAATGAAAAGGTAGCGATAAAAGCAGGAAACTACGAAAAGCGTTTACAGGAAGTGCTCGATAACAACAATTTCCTTGTGCGTGCTAACCAGCTAATAGAGACGGCATTTGCTCTCGGAACAGGGGCTATCGTAGAGTATTTGGACGGAGAAGAAGTGATGATTGACTATATCCGTGCAGATATGATCTACCCGTTATCTTGGGACAATGGAGACATTACAGAATGCGCCTTTGGCTCTGTTCGGGTGATTGACGGGAAAGAAGTTCTTTATTTACAGATCCACAGACTTGGAAAATCTGATAATGAAGAGGATTCAGAACATTATTATATCGAAAATAAGTATATTGACCGGAAAGAAAGCAAAGAACTTGACCCACCGGAAGGTGTAATTCCATTGGTATCAACTGGCTATGATAAACCACTATTCCAGATTATTACGCCGAATATTTGCAATAACATTGATTTGGATAGTCCACTGGGCGTGTCTGTATTTGCAAATGCGATTGATCAGCTGAAAGGATGCGATCTTGTATATGACTCATACATGAATGAGTTCGTGCTAGGCAGAAAAAGAATATTGGTCCCGATATCCTTTGCAAAAATACAGATGGAAAAGGACGGTGTGGCTGCTCCAGCATTCGATGCAAGCGATACAGTGTATTACCAAATGCCGGGAGATAGGGATAGCAATTTGAAACTCACAGAAGTGGATATGTCGATCAGGGCAAATGAGCATGAGCTTGCGGTGCAAAGAAGTTTGGACGTACTTGCACTTAAGACAGGTTTGGGAACTGGCAGGTATCAGTTTGATTCATCCGGAGTTAAAACTGCTACTGAGGTTATATCAGACAAGTCTGATCTGTACCAGAACCGGCAGAAGAACGCGATTATAGTTAATGCTGCATTAATAGACATGGTGGAGGCTATTGCATTTCTAGACGCTGAAAAAGAGGTAGAAGTGTCCATTGACTTTGACGATTCCATCATCGAAGATACCAACACTACCATCGACAAGAATATAAAGCTTGTGCAGGGAGGTCTGCGGTCTAAACTTACTGCAATCATGGAAATCAACAAATGCGATGAAACGGAAGCTGAAAAAGAGTTGAAGAGGATTGCAGGAGACAATCAGATCACTGGGCAGGACGTGGACTGGACGGATATGGGAGACGATGAAAAAGCTGAAGAAGAGGAAGTTGATGAGCCGGATCAGGAGGAAGGTGAGGTAGAGGATGAATCTTCTGAAGAACCAGCAGGAAGCGGAGACGATAGATAGCGTCTACATAGATCTAGAAGCGCGACTCATGCAGAATATTGCAAGGCACCTCAGAGATTGGGAGCAACTGATTGATACAGATAGATGGTTGATGCAGAAGCTTGCGGAGATTGGAAAGCTTAATAAAGAAAATATCAAGATAATTGCGCAGATGTCCGGACTTAGCCAGACAGCAGCTTCGAGGATGCTGAATGCTATGGCAGAAGAGGCTATCAAAAACACAGAGCCCGGATTTCAATATATGGCCAGGCAAAGAATGATAGGTGTTGTTGATGCTGAGAAAAGTAAAAGTGTAAAGAGAGTCATGCATAATCTTCGGAAACAGGCAAAGGACTCTTTGAATCTTACGAATACTACGATGCTACATAAAGCACAAGAGGCTTTTAAAACACTTGTTCAGAACACTGCAGAAGAAGCGCTGAAGATTATGAATAATAATACTGGTGCTGTTATTACAGGTGCAGAGTCCAGACAGCAGGCACTCAGAAAGACAATCAGACAGTTTAATGACAAGGGCATTACGGGCTTTGTTGATAAGCGAGGACGTAACTGGACGCCGGAAGCCTATGTTAACATGGCAATGCGCACGACTGCCGGAAGTGTGGCGAATGAAGTACAGACTGCAAGATGTGAAGACATGAGAGTGAACCTGATCCAGATAGATAGCCATTCTGGGGCGCGTCCCAAATGCGCAAAGGATCAGGGGAAAATATTTGACCTGAACAATGAAAGTGGTTATACAGAAGACCTAAACGGAAGGAAGATACGGTATTATCCTTGGAACTCTTCTAGTTACGGAGAACCGGATGGAATCCTTGGAATTAACTGTGGGCATCATAAGTATCCTTTTATTCCTGGGGTGAATATTCAAAGATACTTTCCAACAGAAGATATGGATGCGAACAATCGTCTATATAAGCAGACACAAGTACAAAGAGCGTTGGAACGTGATGTACGAAAGCAGAAACGGGAGTGTATGCTGTTTGATGAGCTTGGGGATCCTGATGCATTTGAGGAAGCTTCTGTGAAGTTGAAATCGAAAGAAGCACAGTTGAAAGACTATGTGAAAAAACACGATCACTTACATCGAAGAAAAGACCGTGAACAGGTGGTTGGGTTCGATAAGAGGATATCTGCGGAGGCATTTGCGGCAAATAAACGCATGCAGAACATAGGTAAAATGGCAAATATTAATGACGGCATGAATTGGAGTATGACGAAAACTAACAGTATCTCAAAAGAAACTAAAGCTGAGATAGTGGCTTACGCCAAGGATAAAGGAATTAATATTGTCGACTTGAGCAAGTTTGATGGTGATGTTGGAATACTCAAGAAACAGGTTGACAAGCTAAGCGATCTAGTAAAAGAATATCCGGAAAGCGCAAAAAAGAAGATTACGCTTACTGTTGGAAATCTTCCAGACGAAGATTTTGGTCAAACAAGAGGAAGAACGATTACACTAAATGCAAAAGCATTAAGAGATAAGAATATCACAGAAGAGAATATAAAAAAATCTGGAATATTTGCTTCTGAGGACATTGATGATATTTCTGTGCATGAGTTTGGACATATTTTATCTGAAATTAAAGGCAATAAAGGAATTGAAATCACAAAGAAGGCATATTATAATATTTACAACAGAAGTATAAGTGATTCTGAAGCGTTGATGTATCTCAAAAAGAACGTATCATCATACTCAATCTCATATAATGGTGATTATGAAGATGACATTCTGCGAGGAAGAGTAAAAGTGACGAAATACAACGAGATTACATCTGAAGTTCTTGCAAAGGATAAGTATAAATCAACCAAGTTCACCAGAGAGTACCTTAGATTATTACGGGAGGTATAGTTATGAGAGTTTTAGATATGTTTTGGATGTCTAACGAAAATTGGTTTTATTTTGATGGCCTCGTGCCAAAGATTAGAGAAGACGCTCCAAGGGAAGCAAAGGAAAGTTTTAAAAATTACTTAAAACAATTAAAAGAAAGAAATAGTGCCGCTGATCAGTAGGTCAGTGGTATTTTTATACCCATTTTTAAGAAGGGAGGGACGAGTGTATGAAGATACCTGGAAAAATAAAAGTACTGTATAAGGAGTATACAGTGGAAGAAACTGCAAACCTGCACGATAACGGTGGAGATTTATACGGACAGATTCATTATCTTCCGGAAAAAATTTTTTTAAACGTAGATGCAAAGGAAGAACAGAAGAAATCTACTCTTCTTCATGAGTTGATTCATGCTATGGATGAAATCTATAGCATTGGGCTGAAAGAAAAACAAGTTGAAAAGCTTGGCAATGCGTTCTACATGTTACAGAAGGATAATCCGGAACTTTTTGAAAAGTAGAAAGGCGGTGATCCAATGATCTCCCACCGGCAGGGAATGACCGGAACAGTAAAGGAGTGATGTGATTGATTGTGGTAAAGATCCGTAAAAATAGCTTGTCTATAGATGGTCATGCTGGATATGCGGAATTTGGAAAAGATATTGTGTGTGCTGCTGTGTCGGCATTAGCGCAAGGCTTGTTACATTCGCTAGATGCCCTGACGGATGATGAGATATCTACAGAAGCAGAGAGCGGGCACGTTAAGATAGAATATGGGAATCTTTCAGAACAGGGAAAGCTGCTGATTGATTCTTTTTTTATTGCCGTAAGTGACATTCAAGACGCTTATGGAGAGGAATACGTACAAATACAGTAATACGGTCGCCGAACGGGCGTTAAACGGCTTAAGGAAAGGAAGGTACTAAAAATGAAGTACATGAACATGAAGAAAAAATACCAGACACTTGATCTACAGTTATTTGCTGGAGAAGATGAAGGTGGAACTGACGGAGAAGATTCCGGCGACGGTGACGACCAGGACGACGATGAGTCGGACGAAGACGGGGAAGAGGAAAAGAAATTTACTCAAAAAGATGTGGACGAGACTGTAAAGAAACGCCTTGCTAGAGAAAAGCGCAAGTGGCAGAGAGAACAGCAGAAAAAGTCTACGAAGAAACCTGACGGGCATGAAGAATCCGGAGAAAGCATCAAGGAAGATACAGAAAAAGCTGAAGCAATCAGCAAAGCTTCTAAGTTAGAGGCGAAGGTTGCATGCTATGAAGCTGGCGTGTCAAAAGACGCTGTTGATGATGTAACAGCTTTGGCCAGAGCTTACATGGAAGCGGACGAAGATCTTGACCTTGAAGATGCTATCGAAAAAGTAGTAAAAAAATATCCTCAATTCAAAAAGGGTGCCGCGGATCCGTACGAAGATGAGGACGAAACCAAAGGAAAATCATGGGGGCAGAGACAGAACGGAAAAACACCAAAGAAAATGAGTGGTGTTGAAAAGAGATTCTATGAATTGAACCCAGACTTGAAGAAATAAAGGAGATTATAAGTATGCATTATAAAGATTTTATGAAGTACAAATTGACAATGGATTTACAGTTGTTCGCCCACGCAGCACAGGAGAGATATTCTAATCTTGTGCTTGCGAAACTTAGAAAAACAACTATTTTTTCTAGCCTGTTTAATACACGCTACGAAGGTACGCCTACCGCCGGAGCGGTAAAAGTACCAGTGAGAGACACTGAGGTGAAAGTGGGAGATTATGATAAGTCTGCCGGTGGTTCTCTGTCTGATGGAACGACTACTTATCAGACAATGAATATCGACAAAGACAAATATGTCAACGAGCTTATTGACGGCTTTGATGCTGCGTCTGTTCCGGACAATCTTGTAGCTGACAGACTGGACTCTGCAGGGTATGCAATGGGTGTATCTTTCGACACCGACCTGATTACGTTACTTACTACAAAAGGCACAGCTGCTGCAAACACAACTGCTCTTACAAAAGACACCGTCTACGACTCTGTTGTGGATGAAGTTGCAGCACTGAAGAAGAAAGGTCTCAAACCGGAAGAGATGTGGCTTGCCGTTACAAACGAGACATATGCTCTGTTACTGAAATGCCCTGAATTCATTAAGGCATCTGATCTCGGTGATAATGTAGTTCAGAACGGACGTGTTGGCCGTATCGCGGGTCTCGATGTTTACGAGACTAACAATATTGCGGATACCACAAAAGTCGAGTACATTATCGGAAACAGGATCTTCTGCCACTTTGTTGATGAGTGGATGGTGCCGGTGACTGTGAATGATCTGAAGGACGGTAAACACATCGGTGCATCTGCTGTACAGGGACGTAGGGTATATGGCATGATGGTTTCCAGACCTACGACTGTAACGCTTAAAAAGCATGCGTAAGCAGTTAGGGGGGGCGGTTAAATGCCTTATGTAGATAGAGAATATTATGTTGGAACATTTAAAGGGGAGCCGGTTGATGATGCCGACTTCCCTTCTCTTTGTATGAGGGCAGAAGAACTTATTGAGGAAATGACCATGTACAGGGTTACGCCGGTCACTGTCCTTAATATGCCGGAAACTGTGCAAGAACGGGTGAAGATGGCTGTGTGTGCACAGATTGAATATCTAGACGCAAATGGTGGAGCTGATATGGATAACGGTGCGGATCTGCAGAGCGCAGGGCTTGGAAAGTTTAATTACACAAAGGCGTCCGGTGCAAATGGGAGCACAGAGCAATCCATATATGCACCACGTACTCTCCGGATACTTGCACCTACCGGATTGCTGTATAGAGGGGGTGGAACAATATGAGATCGATTCCGAAAAAACTATTGATCCACGAGGCAGTGCATGCTGTATCTACAGATTCAGACCGGTGGGGAACGGAGACGCTTGTGAATAGGCAGAAGATAGACAACATCCGTATCGAACCGACAGAGAAGATCATCCGCGACAAAAATAATGCTGAAGTACAGCTAGCAGCTACACTCTTTTATGACTGCCGGAACAGCCGTCCGAAAGGTATGGTGTTTGCGGTGGATGATATTATCCTGGTAAATGAAGAAATGTATAAGGTTCAAGTATGCGAGCCGCTATACGATGCGAAGAAACTGCATCACTGGGAGTTGGGGTTGGTAAGGCATGTCTAAGATTAGCACTCGTGTGACATTTGACAAACGAAAGGCGGAAGCGCTTATCAAAGCCTCCATGAATGATGCATTGACGGTGATGGGAAACCAAGCGCTGCAGGATGTGAGTCAGTATGTACCGAAAGACCAGCACACATTAGAAAACAGTGGCTTAACACACAGTGACCAGAAGGCACAGGACTTTAAGTTTAAAATGCGTTGGTCTACGCCTTATGCGCAGTACTTATGGCATGGGGATGTGATGTATGGGAACCCGACTACTCGTACCTATGGACCTGAGAAACTATCCTTTACGTCTGCCCTTGCCCGTGAAGAATGGGCGAAATATGCAAAGGAAGTGCATGGGGAAGAGTGGAAGAAGGTATACCAGGCAGCATTGAAAAGGGGGCTAAACAAATGACACCACAAACCGAGTTATTAGATCTGTTAGTATCCACAGTCGAGAAAAACTGTGATATCGGAACCACAATCTCTCTGAAAGAGCTACCCAAAAATGGAGGCATATATGCTGAGCTTGGAGAAGGTTTTGGAGAGGGTATGTATTATGATAAGAGCACAGAAAAGGTTCTTCCGGTTTTATTTTTGTGTCGAAACAAAAATCAGAAGGAAGGTCTAGAACAATTGTGTATTATAAGTAACTATTTGCAGCGCTTAAAAAAATATCCGGAAGCAAAAAGCTTTAAGTGGTTGGATTCTAGTGTTGCAAAAGAACCGAATAAAATAGGCAGAGACGAAGATGGTGTTTATCATTTTTCCTGCATTGTAAATTGTAAAGTTTTTTATTAAAGAAAGGAAGAAGAGCAGAATGGAAAAAATTAATTTGCAGATGTTTGCAGAGCCAGAGCTTCCGGATAATACGATTACACCGGAAATGAACTACGAGACAGAGGCTTTTATTAATGTGGCAGAGCCATCTACTCCAACAGCTACATGGGCGTCTCTTGCAGCGCTCACGAAGAATATGGCACAGAGCTTGAATGAGGTGTTGTATCAGGCCACATACTATGCAGATAAAGGATGGGGCAGCACAGAGGTTACAGGGGCTCAGATGACACTCACGTTGACGGGAGATGTGAAGCCAGGAGATAAAGCCTGTGATTATCTTCTTAGTGACAAGGTGATGTATGAACTTGGAAACGCTAGAAAGAACCATCTGAAGCTGCAGAAAGGTAAGAAAATCATTATTTGGCCGATTACAATTGCAAACATTACACCGGCATACGGAGATTCCGGAGCCGTTAATGCGTTGACGGTTACAATCCACGGAAACGGGAGACCGGCTATCGGTACGACAGAATAGGGGTGACGATTGTCACTCTTATTCTATTTTGAAAGGAGCATAGAGAATGGCATATCAAGCACATAGAAAAGCAAAGTATACACAAGAGTTTGAACTTGTAAATGAGAGCGGGAATGTAGAGCATAAGATTTTAGTTGCGCTGGATCCGGGTAGCTGTATTGAAAAAATGAATAAGAAGTATATAGATCTGCTTAAAGCTGATAAGGAAGTGAGCAAAATGAAATTTCCGGATGCCAGTTTGAACCACGAAGAGTTATTGAATGCATATCAGAAACTTGGCATAGCTGTGGTTGATTTGATCGAGGCTGTGTTCGGGACTGAGGACACGAAAACCATTTTGGAATTCTACAGAAACGATTATGCAGCAATGTCCGCAGAAGTTATCCCGTTCATTGCGACGGTTGTTCTTCCAGATTTAAGGAAAATAACACAGGATAATAAACGAGATATCTTAAGCAAGTATAATCGAAAACAGAAGCGTTCTATCAAAAGGATGATGAAAAAATGAATGTGATCACAGAGATCCCGAATAACATCTTATACACGGAAAAAGGCAAACTTAAAATCAATGCTTCGTTTGATGTTGTTCTAGAAATTCAGAAGCTTTATACAGAGGATGAGCTTACAGACTATGAAAAGGTATGCGCTTCATTGGAAATGCTTGTGATAAACCATTGGAATTTAAGATTGTTTTCTCCGGAACGGAAAATAGAGCTTTTAAATGAAATAACCAAGAAGTTTATAAAAGTAAAAAGAAGACCAGATGTGAAAAGGAAGAGTTCATGTCCGATTCTTGATTTTGAAGAAGATAGCGACTATATTTATGCCTCTTTTATGCAGGAATATGGTATTGATCTGATAGACCAGCAAGGAAAACTCTCTTGGAAGAAATTTTTGTGGCTGTTTAATGGTCTTGGTTCAGATACCAAAATTAAGCAGGTAATGCGGATCCGAGATATGGATATCCCGAAATATAACGGGAAGAACATGGAACAGATTCAAGAAATACAAGAGCTTAAGTCCTATTATGCGTTACCGATTAAAGGTGGAGGTGGACAGACTGGTCTTGATCTGTTGTTCTCTACGTTGGAAGGGATGGCAAAACATTGATTGCAGACGGTAAAAATGTAAAGAAAGTAAGGTGTCCTTATTGTGGCCATGAACAAAACATCTTTTTTGTTACGGACGCACGGTGTGAAGGGCTTTTTTTTAAATGCAAAAATAAAACATGCAGAAAAGAATTTGAAATAAAGATATGACGCCATGTTGTGCCACTGTGCCGGCGATAAATACAGAGGCAGGTGAGTGATGATATGGCTAATGAAGGCGACGTAACGTATGAGATACGTGCTGACGATAGCAAAGTGGAAGCGGATCTTGAGCAAGCAAATAAAAAAGTGAAGCGTGCTGCAGAGAAGTCTGCAGATGATACTGTAAAAGTTGAAGAGCAGAAGACAAAAGACATCAAAGCAGAGTCTGACAAGGTTGTGAAAAATGCAGATAAGGCTGCAGATAAAGTGGCTGATGCATGGAAAGAAGCTGGACAGGATGCGGAAAAGGCAATGTCTAGTATTGACGTTAAAGATCAGGAAATTGATGTGGATGCTGATACATCAAAGGCAGAGTCGAAGATAAAAGCTGTAAGCAAAGATGAAAGCATAGATGTGGATGTAAAGGCAGATGTTTCGGATGCCAAACAAGGTCTTGATGATTTGTCAGCCAGCGCAGATGATCTCGGAGAAAAACTCAGTGACGCTCTCGGGGGTGGAGACGGAGCCACAGCAGCAGGAAACATAGGGAATCTGTTGAAAACATCCTTTACGGATGCAGCAAGTAGTGCAGTCCCTCTTGTGGGGCAAATGGGCGAATTGACAGCAGGTTTATCCGGCGCGTCTTTAGCAGCAGTAGGAACCGGCGCGGCAGTTGTAGGATTCGGTGCATTAGCTGTTGGTGCTGCGAATAATGTGAACAGCGCCATGAACAGCTTTATTGCAATGACAGGAAAGGGAACTGAGGAGTCCGAACGTTACCAAGAGGTAATGGAGAACATCTACGCTGGAAACTACGGAGAAAACTTTGAGGATATTGGCCAAGCTATGGGAACTGTTGTTCAACAGCTGGGCGATATGGACGATGTGGATCTGCAAAATGTAACAGAGTCTGCATTTGCTCTTCGTGACACGTTTGGTTATGACATCCCAGAGTCTACCAGAGCAGCGAAAGCCATGATGGATAACTTTGGCACATCTGGCGAAGAAGCGATGAATTTGATAGCTTCCGGAGCGCAAAACGGCTTAGACTACTCTGGAGAACTTCTCGACAGTATATCTGAATATTCCGTCCAGTTTGGAAAGATGGGACTTGATGCGGAAGATATGTTTTCCATTTTTGAAAAAGGGGCTGAGTCCGGGGCTTTTAACTTGGATAAAGTCGGTGATGCCGTCAAGGAAATGTCTATCCGTGTAGTTGATGGGTCAGATACCACTCGAGAAGGATTTGAATTACTTGGACTTGATGCGGATACAATGGCTCAGAAGTTTGCTGCCGGAGGAGATACGGCTAAAGAGGCTTTTGACGAAACACTTGAAGCGTTAGCTTCTATGGAAGACCCGCTTGAACAAAACACCGCCGGTGTTGACTTAATGGGAACCATGTGGGAAGATCTTGGACCCGAAGCGGTTTCTGCGTTAGCGGATATTGAAGAGGGCGCGTATAACACATCTGACGCAATGAACCAAATTAAGGACGTAAAGTACGATGATCTTGGCTCTCAGTTCGAAGAACTGAAGAGAAATGCGGAATTGTTATTGGTGCCGTTAGGCGAAGCGCTGATCCCGTTGCTCTCCACTTTAGCAGAATCTGTATTGCCTGTATTGACAGAATGCATAGGTCCTTTACTACAGATCGTGACAGATTTGTTGACTCCAATAATTGACTTGGTGGCTTCTGGAATCCAACCTCTTATTAATGCATTTATGGATTTTATGAACTCAGCTGTGTTACCTGTCGTGAATGCACTTTCCACTGTTTTGTTGCCCATAATCGAGTCGGTGTTTAATAGTTTCTTTACTCGAGCTTCCACAACAATCACCAGTGTTACAACAATTTTTCGGAATTTGATTGATTTTGTGAAAAATGTATTTTCAGGAAACTGGAAGGCCGCTTGGGAAAATGTCAAAGAGATTTTCCGGACAGCGGTTAGCGGTCTGGCTGATATCTTCAAGGCCCCACTCAATGCGATTGTAGACGCTTGGAATGGCCTGGCTTCCAGTATTGGGACTATAACAATCCCTGATTGGGTACCTGGCGTCGGTGGCAACTCTTATAGCCTTCCAAAGATGAGCCGATTGAAGGTTGGCTTGGACTATGTTCCGAGTGACATGTTCCCGGCGTTTCTCGACGAAGGGGAGTGGGTACTCACAAAGGAAGAGGCAAACCTACTTAGATCTTACGGTGGACTTGAGGGTATGGTATCTATGTTAGATCGGAAATCGGATGGTATCAACGTAACAGTTTCCGGAGGAAGTGGACAGCAGATAGATTATAAGAAGTTGGGAACGTGTATTGTTGATTCATTGGTACGGTCAGGCGTTGGATTTAAGTGTGACGATCGTATCTTTGCGAGATTGATAAAGGATTTGATTGATTATGTATGATATTAGCTATGTAGGTGCTACGCACGGGGAAAGAATTGAATTATGCCATTGGCCTTATATGGTCAATGGCGGAGATATTTTTAATAGTGAATTCGAAGAAATAGAGGAGAACGATCATATTCAGGACTGGGAGAAAAAGATCACAGATTACTCTTTGCAGATTGATATATCAGCGGTATCTGAAAAAGATTTTAAGGAAGCAGTAGACCGGCTGGAGGATATTACAGAAAAGGATATTGTGAATGTGACGCCTGGAAGACTTTATGTTGGTAATAGCTATATGAAGTGTTGGATCATTGGGACAGACAAAGACAGGTGGGTAAATGATCTATGCAGTATAAGTAATGAGCTGACTATCAAAAGCGACTACCCGTATTGGATCACAGAAGAAAAGTTTGAATTCTTAAAAGCAGAGCAATCTGAAGTAATGTCCCCTTGGCTTGAATTTCCGTACGATTATCCGTATGAGTATGGGAAGGTAAGGACGCTGCAGTATATACAGAATAGTAACTACACGAGCAGCGGTTTCAAGATGACGATATATGGGCCTTGCATCAATCCTATTATTCGTATCGCAGGGCATGTCTATGAATTGCAGACTACTCTATATGCTGGCGAATACGCTGTGATCGATTCCAGTACACGGTATTCCAAAGACAGGAAGATTGTGAAGGTTAAAGAGGATGGTACGCAGGAGGATATTTATAACAGCAGGAACAAAGATAGTGAGATTTGGCGAAAGATTCCGCCTGGCAGAAGTATTGTCTCTTGGAATGGTTCTTTTGGTTTCGATATTATCTTATTCAATGAAAGGGGGACGCCGAGATGGACTTTACCGTAACGGATACTCTTGGCAGAGAAAAGGGACCTCTTGAGCACTGTGGAGCGGAATTTGTTATCGGCACAGATAATGATTTTGAGATCAAGATTCAAGAAAAGCTATTTAAGGATGATCGGAATCGGAAAAATTGTCGTGTATTTGCAGAGGGGACAGAGTACGGCGGTCTGATCCGAGCACTCAATCCAGTCACAGAAGATAAGATCATCAAATTAAAGGGGCCGACCTGGCGGGGGATTTTGAATCAGAGAGCGATCAATCCCGGAAGTAATACATATATTACGCTAAAAGGAGAGGCAAATGCCGTCATTCAGGAGAATCTTGCCAAGCTTGGATTGACCGAGATATTCAGTGCATCCAATGAGAACAGCGGGATTGTATTAAATTATCGAGTTCCGCTTCAGAGTATGTTGCTGGATGCATTTAATGCAGCTTTAGAGGATCAGAATGCACGGCTGGAAATCAAATACAAACTTGGAGACGCAAATGATAAAGGCTATGTGGAACTGTCTGCAAAGCCAATCGTGGATCATTCTGAGCAGATAGAGATCAGTGAAGACGGAAACGTGAAACTTAATATTTTGGACTATCAGAACGGCGTGAATCATTTGATATGTTATGGGAAAGGCGAAGAGGCGGCGCGTCAAAGAGTGGATCTGTATGCTTGGCCAGATGGTAGTATACAGAAGAAGCAGTATTATACCGGTATAGATCTTATAGAACAGTACTACGAAAATACAACCCCTGATACAGTGCAGGAATTGGAAGAAGAGGCGCGAGAGAAGTTTTTAGACTTGATGAATTACAAACAGCTGAAGATATCGGTATCTGATATGGATTTGGAGCTGGGGGATATTGTTGGAGGCCGCGAAAGAATTACAGGTATCTACATGGCAGAGCCGGTTGTAAGAAAAATTGTAACTGTCACAGGGAAAGGCAGAGTAACAATCGATTACAAATTGAAAGGAGAAACATAAAATGGCGAATCAGTTCATTGAGACAACTTTAATGGATGGTTTTGCGGACGGACCTCATATAACGGAAGTTCAAACAGGAATTGCAAATCAAGGATTATATGGTCCGGACGATTACGTTCTTGAGGGTGGGAGAAGTGCGGAAGCGCAGATCCTTACAAACAACAGTATCCGGATTTTCGATGCTGTTTTCGTAATTCAGGGGCGACGCGATGTAATGGCAGCGAATGATTATGCAGATGTTACGATAGCAAATGGAGCGCAAGGGATGAACCGAAACGATATTATCGTGCGAAGATATGAGAAGGATGAAAGTTCTGAGGTTGAGAAAACATCTTTTGCAGTTATCAAAGGGACTGCAAGCAGTGGGACTGCTTCGGATCCAGTTGTTCCGACTGGGGATATTCGGAGTGGTGCAACACTTCATAATATGGCTTTATACAGGGTTAAGCTGCAGGGACTGAATATTGTAGCGGTAGAGCCTCTGTTCAAACTTCTCTGCAATATGTCAGAGTTGCAGAAGCAGTTTGATGAATTAAATAGCAATTTGATCCAAAGCGGTACAGAGCTGGTTCCAAACGCCAATGGTTACTTTGCGATCAAGAATATTACATTCCCGGTGCCTTATGCAGAGATCCCAAATGTGACAGCTACTGTCTCGAATGGAGACAACAACAACAGCCTGGAGGCTAATATATTTGCTCAGGTTGGTCGTGTTTCAAAAACAGGGTGCGTTTTGAAGGTTTGCTGTTGGAATGAACAATTGTCCGGATCAAAATTCAACGTGTCGTGGATCGCAGTTGGGAAACGGGAATTATAAGTGCATTAGGAAGGAGGAGAAACATGCAGTTAAAATTTAACGATGGTACTACGATTACAATTCAAAAAGCTACAGAGCTTGGCGGTGGTCTGCAGGTGCTGGTTGCTGGAACAACGCCGGAGAAGCTTCGGGAATTGTTTACGGATCCTGTCAAGACAGCAAGAATGACTGTGACGGAACGGGGGCAGGTGATTGGCGAGTATGAGAACTACACCGAGTTCTACAGGACGGAAGAGTACACCGGGAAAATCTACGGGGTTGTAGTTAACAAAGTAGGAGAATCCGTGGAGGAGCGTCTTGCTAGTGCAGAACAGACTATAGATAAAACAAACACGGATATGCAGATGGCGGTCGCAGAGCTGACGA